TTAAATCAACACCACTTAAGATATGTCTATTTCTATACTCAGCCCCACCAGCCCATGCTGAAACTACTAGCTTTGTTGGGGAGTATAGGGAAACAGTTCTTTGAGTAGTTCTTATATCTGCGGCATTTGCGAAGGGGCCGCTGACACCCAAATTCATAGATGAGGCAGCGGCTGTGGAGGACGCAAAATATCCGTCTCCCCCTAGTTCTACAGAAGTTTGTCCTTTTATAGTAAACTTAGAATTAGTTAGTATAGAATTAAAAGTATGCCCGAATATTGTCGGACCATCCCAACCCCATAAATCAGGCCTCAAAAAGTGTCTATTGAATAGACTAGTATAATCTTTATAAAGCTGGTGAGTTCCTCTGCCGAAAGCAAAATTATTATAAAAAGATGTACTTGAAGGATCCCATGAACTCAATTCAAGACTTGAATTCATAAGACTGGTTATAGGATCTTTCCATACAGAGTCCTCTGAAAGGTCTCCATTATTATATGTCTTCGCAGCTTGTATATATTGTACCCTTTGAAGTAAATTATGCATCACAGCTAGAATACTAGGCAGTGTCCCTCTGTCCACATAATACGCAGGGCGACTAAGATATTGTGAGTGCTTCTCATCTGAACCCAGAGAACTCAGCCCTCGACAAGGGTAGGTGGTACTAGTCTGCACCCCAGAAAAAGTATTTGCCGAATCTAGATCTTCACATATTCCATACACAGCAGGTATATTCTTGTAGTCTGTTATGGGATGGTATCTCTGGGCCGATGGAACAAATCCTAGTGGAGAAAATCCCATGGAAGAAGGCATAGAATGTTCCACCGTAGAAGCGTCCCAAGAAATAGGCATATTATTTCCTCTACGATCATACAGTCCTTCTGTGGGCAATAAATATTTATAATCTCTTCTTCTAAAAGTATTACGAGATATGTTTGCTACTAATGGGCTAGCAGATACTGAAATTTTAGGATCGGCCAAAGAATCTACATGGGTTCTTAAGAAAGGGATCCCCCCTCCAGAAGTACATTTGCCCCCTTGTGCGCCTCTCTTATATGAGACAAAATTTACACTTGATACTTCTCTATTTTTAAAAGCTCTATTCAGGGTGTAGGGTCCTGCTGCACTTGCTCCCCATATATCAGAGTATGCTACTGAACCCAGACGTTTATCTGGTTCAGAAAGAAAGTTTTCATTCTTATCTAAATTGATTACGGGAAAAAACGTTGAAGATGTGCTGTAGTCATCTACCGCAGAAAGTCTTAATCGAATATCTGGAATTGCATGAGCAGGAGAAAAATCATCAATCATCCTAGCAGATTCAATCATCGCATAGGCAGAGTCAGCTTCCAGTGTATCCCTTTCAAAAAAGAACGAGCTTGCATCAAACAAAACTTTGAAGTGGGAGGACTTCCCGTTCCATAAACTAAGGTACTCATCTCGTGTTGTAGAAATTGATTGAAGAATGTGATCCCAATTAGGAGGAACTTCCATACCGGAAGTAAACATTAACCAAGAATTCCCTTCACGAAAATCATCATGGGCTCGTAAGGTGTTATCTCTGATGTAGTCCCCTACTTGTATTGCATGAGCTTTCCTCACTCCGAAACAAACCAATTGATCAACAATATCAACAATTAATTCTTCAGTGATCTCTGCTGTAGCATAGTAGGGTATTTCCTCCCAGGGGGGAATAGGCATCTCTCTATTTCTATAATGAAAAACAAATTCCGGGTGGAGTCTGGGATAACTGAACTTCTGTTTAGGAGGTTTTCCTGGTGGTCCAGATAAATAATATTTATCGTACCTATCTACTTCTTTTATTCCTGATAGATTTACCCCTAACCATTCGGTAAAGAACTTCCCCCCTACAGAAAATAAATGAGGATACTTGATGGTCAAAAAAGACATAATAGCATCCACTGCCATTCGAATATTCTCATCCATGCTGGATGCGGAGTAGTGCCCAAACCCCCCGCCAGGAATTGTCCATTTCGACATTTTTATCCTGTCCATATTCATCTTCCACGCTATCTGGGGAGTCCATGTATCGAAACTGCTGAAGATAAGAGAATCAGTAGCAATAGCGTAATACATCAAATATGGAATATAACTTTCCCATAGTTCATGAATTTTAGAGGATAAATCAAAAACTTCTTTTCCGAGAACAGCATCTATCCCAAACTGAATGGACTGTTTTGTACCCGCCCTCTTGTATATTTCAACCGCATTTCTTAACTGTAATCGCCATCGTATGGGCTCCTGACCAAATAACTTCCAACCAATTAATTCGGCAAGACGAGGTAGTAATTCATCTGGACAATTTCCTATATCATTGAATGTTTCAATTTCATCAACTTCACTATAGACATCAGTTGCCATCATAGAGAACGCATTAAGAAGTCTATAGAATGGACCAGCGTGCGTTTCGTCTTTTTTGAGACCTGTAGCTACCCTCCCTGCTGCCTCAAAATTCTCAAAAGCAGTTCTAACCGTAGTGTCCTCTTTATCAAAATAAGAAGGGGAATAGATTATATCGAGCCAAGTCTTCCACTTATCTAATTGTTGAGTTCCACTAGTATACATGCCTGTTCCTGGGTGGAACTCGGTAGGAAATATACCCGGAGCCCTGTCCTTCCAACGGGCAACACAAGTATCATAATTTTTAAAAATATATTCTGCTAAGCCCTTAATTCCGTCTACCATGTACACGGATTGACCCCGATATAGTTTATTTACTACTAAGCTACTTAGAATACTTGAACCATCAAAAGCCGCATCTGAAGAATGACCGTCAGTATTCAGGAAATACATCCAAGATAGATTACCGATCAAATATTCATGACTTGAAGCTGTGTCTGATGCCGAATAATTATTCAATGCTGAAACAGGACTGTTCAGGCGCATAGAGGATACTAAAGTAGAAGAAACATAATTTAGCATATCAGCACTGGTCTCAAAATTTTTGAATGTAGTGCCTAATTGATTTAGAATTTTCTTATCGAAATCACGAGGTGTAATTTCTGCATAATTTGTATTCTGCTTAACAAAGAATTGAACCGCTCCATCAAACGAATCCATGGATGAATATAAACTACCCGGTATACTACTTACACGAAGTATCTCATCAAACTGATTAACTATACTTGTTTGACCATTAATTACTCGGGAGATAGGATTTAACTCCATACCGCTCAGATTATAATCCTCCTCAAAGTAAATGTTCGGAACTACTTGCTCCATAGCATTCACAAAATTTAATTTTGCGTATTTTTTCTTGGAAGGATTATGCGGATTTAAACTCATTATACATATACCACATTAATGGAAAGATTATTCAATTGTACAATTTCATTAAAATTTATAAAGATAGGATCACGAACATTATCGATACTAGAAAATCTTACTTCGTCTATGTTGAATATATGTCTATTCAGGTCCTGAGGAAGAAAGGTTTTCCCGAATATCATATTATCTATACGAAAATATTCTAGAATCTTATCTTTAGCTTTAAGTTTAATAATGGGTTCCCTAGGTTTTAATTCTTTATCCACACTAAGGGTTACTACTAAATCTAAAGTTCTAATCAATCCATCTACAATAACAAATTCGGTTGTAATCATTTTCTTTAGATTCATAGCATTCAGCAAAGCAGATTTGAATGCGGGAGTAGCTCTCCTTAACTGCAAATCATTAGCCTTCTCTAAAACATATACGTCAATGATATTTGCAGAGGAGTACGCTTTTCTTGTCGCAGCAGTGGCTTTTCCTACAGAACCATAAGATGTAATATAGGAATTAGCAAAAGCATCTACATCTATTAGTGTAACTAATCTATCCTGTCTCCTGAACGTCAATGGCGCATATCTTTTAGCATGCTCTAAGGTCTCCGCGTTGGCACCTCCCGTTCCTTGAGAAGTATTCTCTAGTACTCCGGGGAACGCGCCCGTGGCCGTTTCTCCTTTCACAGAAACATTCATATACTCGTTGGGCATATTGCCTCGGGTTCCCCCTCCAACTCTATATGTAACTGTATAATCATCCCCTGCTCTAGGGGAGATACCGAAAGTGTTATCTCCAAAAATTATATTAGCATTGTAAGCTTCATCATGAGCTAATTCATATATCTTGGCAGTTGCCCCAGATGCAAAATATAGATTAGTTACCTCTTCATAAACTCCACTGGTAGTGCCGTCCCCAGCAATAAATACATCTACACTACCTTCGATAACAGGACCTTCGTTTAGCTCAATAAATTTAGTAGATTCTGTATCGGCAAAGGATCCTGTTTCTTTTACTAGTGCTCCTTCTAACAGCACTAAATTAGAATGAACCTTTCCCAGAACTCCCGCATCATCTGTCTCTCCTCTAGTAAGAAATATATCGCCTGTCGCGTTAGCCAATTCCACATTGCCGTTAGGAATAACTTTATAGAGAGTATATGAGACTGGACCCCCGTCTTCGGAGGCTGTTATATTTCTCACTCTATCTGCAATATCGATTGATAATACTTCTGTATCATCTCTAGGGGAAGCCCAAAGGGGAGTATCCCATGTAACTTTAGCATTAGCCGCAGCGGCAATAGGACCCCGTAAGCTTACTCCAACTAATTCTAATAATTTTCTAACGCTATTACGCTTCCTAGCAGTCTTTATATAATTTTCATTAGCAAGCATATCAGCTTTAAGAGAGGCTACCGCTCCCACATAGGACATCAATTCAGCCAACATCATTCCTTGATCCGACTCTACAAAATTATGATAATCTAAAGGAAAAGCAGCTTTAATATACTCAATTAATGCATCTCTTAAAGACAAAAAATCGGTAGCAGCATAGTTAATTAGTTCTAATTTTTTAGTATCATTAGGTGCTACTAATTTTAAGAAATCCGAAGAGACTGTTCCAGAAAAATTAACCATTATTGTATATCTACATTAACATCAAAAATAGCTTCTCGTTCCTCAAGAAGCTTTAGCCTAAGTTGTATTCTATAACCAGGAATAGCAGATCCCCCTTCAGCAAAGGGAGTAACTCTTAATCGAAGAATAACAATATCATTGCTATAGTTGGAGATGCTGGTAACTACTTCGTTCTTTATAGCATTGTAGGTGACATGATCTATGGGCTCAAATAAATACTTTTTGAGGTTCGCACCAAAATTAGGGAGCATCACCCTCTCCCCCCTTTCTGTTGTCAGTATCTGGGTCACTTCAGCCCTAGCTGACTCAACTCCCGAATTTCTATGAAAATACCCCCCGGAGAGCTTAGTACCAAGTGGAAAACCCGTCCCATAACGTTTTCTCCTCTTGGCTTGTTCCCCTTTATTTATGGGATTAGCGTAAACTAGCCCGTGTACAGTGGTAGTAGTATTAACTGGCACTATTATTTTCCTCCGAATATTGTATAGTTATATAGACTGATAAAGACTTTGTATTATACATGGTATTTACCCTTAGGGAGTGTACGCACACTGAGTATTGTACGTTTGAATATTTTTAAAGAATGCCTGCTGTGCATTATAATTTGTTTTAACTTCTATGAAATTCAAGGGTTTAGAGTAAAATTTTACGCTACCCATATGTCCTCTAAATCCGCTAGTCACGCCTCCGTACGCTCCTCCCATAAAGTTACCCCGTAGATCATTACCATCTGTATACCCTCCTCCTATGATCCAGGGAGTAAATCTACCATTTAATCTAGGACCTGAGGTAAGACTAGAGGGTGCATCGGAATTCATATTCGTAGACGAATACTCAAAACTATTATCTTTAGTAAAACTAGGAATATTTACCGGCATAAACTTAGGGGTTCCAAAAACCTCGGAAACGGAGGATGTAGCCATAAGATCTTTATCCAGATAAACTTTAATTTTATCTTCCTCTAGATCAACTGATACCACCAGATGCATGAAAGAACTACATGCATGCATGAACTTCGCGCCTGCTGGGGTCACACCGTCTGCGCCAGCAACACCCGATTTAGTGGCCGATACTGTTAGACCTCTCCATTCAGTTGCGCTAGGGCAGGGATCTTTATTAATAAAGCCCAAGGAACTTCCGTCAAAAGATTGCGTCGGAGCCACAAAGAAACTAAGACTAGATGTAGGATGATTTGAAACAGGCATATTATCAGGATCTACAGCCCAATTGAGCCTCCTATCTGTGGTAAATCCCATGAGCAAACCACGAGTATAGGTGTCCCCAAAATCTGGCCCCATCCTTAAGATATCTGGCTTGCCTGCCTCAAAACGAGCTACTCCGGTATTTTCACAACTTAACATTATCCTATAAAGGGAGGAGGCACTCTGGTCATGTCTCCATCCTTCACCAGACAAGGGTAGTCCTGGAGCATAGACCCAAGATTCAAAAGTAAAACCTCTTTGGCCGTAGGTTAGATCCTGGTAAGCTGGTATATTCGGGAGTTTTGCGTAGCTCCCCAGTCCCGTAACAGTTGTCCCATTATTTTTTGTTATTCCCTCAAAGTAAGGAATTCCTAGGCCGGAATAATAGATGGAGCTAGGATCTATCCCCACCAACTGTGCTCTGAAATCAGGATTCTCCTTATTACAATTTGTTATTTGAAATACCGTAGATGATGGATCTTGTACATTGGTATCTAGGAAGTTGTATACGCCGATCAATTGGTCCGTAACAACAGTATCTGTGATACTCTGCGAGGTCCCAACCTGTCCCGTAGCACAAGTATCAGAAATGATAATATCTCCTACACCTATCTCTGGAAGAAGTAAGTGCTGTATATTTGTTTCATATGGATTTCCAGGATTCATCACAAATATGGGTTCTATCGGCAGGATTACTCCAGATACATCATCCTGACCTAAGACTAATGCTTTTTGTTTGTTTATATCAAATGAAAATTGATACTCCTGTAAATAAGAGAAATCATTAATAGGAATTTCTCCTGGCCCGAACTTCCCTTCCCCACCTCCAAATATTGCAGGAGCTTTCACAGCTAGCTCTATTTGCTTTCTCCTACGATTAATTTTACTTTCAAATAGTGCGATTTCCGAATAAACACTCTGACGAGTATTCTCTATAACGGCTAGAGATTCTCCATCAGCCTGCATATCTGCTATATGAGATGAGAGATCTAGAATTCTTTTATTCTTAGTTTCTTTTAATACTTGAAGGAAATGATCAGAATTATAAAACACAGAAAGTTTTGCTGACTCATCTCTGATATCAGGATCAAATAAGGTGTCTACGTAATCTACAATATTTCTAGTCCCTACATGATCTCCCTTTCCGCCTAAGCTAGGATCATGTTTGAATTTCCAACTGTGGGAAGGTGAAAGACCGCCGCCACGCCTTTTTAATTCTTGTAAGGCAGGTATGAGTCCACTAGTTTGAGAATCATAATATAGTCCGTCCCTGCTTAACAAAAATTGCCCGCTCTTAGATTGTGGTGGGGCAAAAACTAATCTGAATATATCTTCTTTAACTATCGCGGGCTCTGCAATACAAAAATCTGTTCCCGATACAAATGGCAGTGCTTCTTCCGAAAAACAAGGCTCTAAACCTGGATCAGCCGCTCTCTCCCAAAAGATTTTATTAATTTCAAATAGTATTACTTCGGTTTTGGTAATAAAATCTACGGCTCCTTTTACGGCATTAATATCGTTCTGGTATTTTGCCTCCGACATAATCGCGCAGAGTTCGGGGTCCTGATGGCATAAATCCAATTTTGCCGCAGATGAAATAGATCCTTGATATTTTTTAAGTTCGTGATACCCTTTAAAGCAATTAATAAGCCCATCTATCTGTGCTTTCATTGCCTGATAATTTCTATACAATCCACCCGCAAACGCATGCGCTGCCTGGAGCGCACCTAAGAAACTGCCTATAC